CCCACAGAAGCCAAAGGCGGCTATCGTTTCGCGTTCACCGGGCTACCACGAGGCAATTGCAGGAAAACCGTTTTCAGGCCCGTCAGGTAAAGTGCTAGATCATCTACTCAAGATGAATGGAGTATCGCGTGGAGAAGTTCTCGTTACTAACACTGTTCTATGTGCACCGGACGATGCGGTGGTTCCACCGGAAGCGATTAAAGCGTGCGCTCCGCGCCTACGTAAAGAGCTATCCGGGATCGATCTCGTTATCGCCTGCGGCCGTGAAGCAGTTAATGAGCTTATTGGACGCGGAAGCATTGACAATTATCGAGGCTACCGTATCGAGCAGAGTGGACGAACCGTTGTTGCTGCAAATAACCCTGCGCTCGTACTCCGAGATGATTCAACGTTCCCGAATCTCAAACGTGACTTCCGACGAGCCTTCCATCCTGACCCACCACCTACCCTGCCGATAGTTGAGGTAATTGAAGATGGGAAAGAAGCAAGAGACGCAATTGACTTTCTTAGCGCCAACGAAGGTAGAGTTGCAGGGGATATTGAAACAAGGGGAGGAATCACCCATAAAGCCACTCTTATCAGCGTGCAATTCAGTATTGACGGAATTACTTCGTATGTATTCGGAGAGCGGTCGAGACTTTGGGAAGATGGAGATTTTCTTAGCCATTACATCAAGCCCTATCTCGAATCCCCACGACATAGCTTTGTATGGCACGGAGGGAAATTCGACTCTAAGATTTTGCGCCACAGCTATGGAATCCAAGCCCGAGTAGACCATGACACAATGTTACTCAGCTACACACTTGACGAGCGCAGTGGTACTGACGAACGTATCGGGGTGCACGGTTTGGATTACTTGCTCATGGATGAATTCGGCTGGCCGAAATACTCTAGCTCTGCAATCGAGAAAACTAAAAAGACAGGAATCGTAACAGACTATGATGAATTCTACAGATACGCCGGTATGGATGTTGGGGGCACATATCAACTGCTCCAACTTCAGTTGGAACGTGCTAAGGCTGACAATGTACTGGACACATACCAACTTTTACTTCGAGCCAATGAGTTTCTCATCGGTGTAGAACTTCATGGTATGGTCTACGATGTTCCTGGTGCTGCCGACATCTATGAGTTCGTCGTTAAACCTGAAATGGACACGCTTACGTTAGAAATGCAACGCCAGATCGATAATGCGTTACTGAATCCTCGATCGCCTACGCAACTTTCAAAAGTGTTCTATGATGATTGGGGTATCAAGCACGCGATGCAGAATCGTCCGGCAACTCCAACGATGCGGAACCCAAAGCGCTCTGTGGATGATGCTGCTCGCGAGGAAATTTTGCAGGATCGATTTACTTTCAAAGGCGCGATGGTAACACAGCGCAAGGGTAACATGGTCAGCCAAGTTGAAGCACCTGACTATGCCGAACGCAAGGAACATATCAAGTCATTCATTAAGCGATACCATCGTTTCCAGAAAGTTCAGAAACAGGCATCTACTTACATACTTTCACTCATCGAACGAGCGGAGCTAGATGAAGATTCTCGGATTTACACTCAACTCAATCTACACGGAACCAACTCCGGACGCCTTAGTAGTTCGAAGCCGAACCTACAAAATATCACGAGGGAGAAAGAGGATCTACCTCATATTCGGAAGCTGTTCCATGCGCCCCCAGGATTTACCATTGTACAAGCTGACTTTTCACAGGCAGAGTTACGATGTATCGCTGCTTTTTCTGGGGATTCGTTACTTTCGAAAATTTACACTGATGGCCTCGACCTTCACGACGAAACCGCTCGACGATTCTTTGGAGAAGACTTCACCAAGGAACAACGGTCAACCTGTAAGAATGTGAACTTCGGAGTTTTCTATCGTCAGGGTGCTGATACATTTCAGCAGAAGCATGGTATCGACGCAGTACGTGCACAAGCCTACATCGATTGGGTATGGACAACCTTCATAGGAGTAGGAGAGTGGGAACTTGGAATCGAGCAGGAAATACGTAAGCGCGGAGTTCTTATCAGTCCTTTCGGTAGAAAGCGCCGATTCCACTTGCTTACACGCGAGAACGTGCAGGCCGCTTTCCGAGAAGGAATTAATTTTTATCCGCAATCATGTGCGAGCGATCTCACGCTCTGTTCTGCTATTGGAGTCGAAGCTCAAACAGATCGATCCCGATGCGCTATTGTCAATCTCGTACATGACTCCATCGTTGCTGAGGTAGAGGATTCTTACGTGGATGAGTACAGTACGATTTGCAAACAGATTATGGAATCCTGCGCCAGGGACGAACTTGGCTGGACTCTTCCATTCATCGCTGATATTACTAGCGGCCCAACATGGGGGGATTGCACATGAGAAATCTTATCGTAACCGTGGATGCTAATGAATATGGGCCTAGAATTTACAAAAAGACGCTCAGTATGGAAAGAGCAGAAGAGGGAATTGAATGGTTAATCATCCACAATGGTAACGCACCCGTTGCGGCCAAGGTACTTTTGGAAGGATTGAAAACTGCCGTTCAAGCTGCCAAGGCGCAATGAGTAAGCCATATCTTCTCTCTGTAGGCATTGCCTTCCCGCTTTCAGGGCCGCATGCTCATCGTTACTTCGACGTTAAGCGAAAGTACGAACGGCACATAGTAAGAGTTGTCGGTTTCCAAATCACCTGGACATCATATAGAAAGGTGGTGACACCATGAAAGTGTATATTGAGCATGATCCACCTGCACGTCTTGTACGTGTATACATTACGCAACAAGATCGATTCCTGATTCCTCCTGATCAGTGGATTCCATACGAACCTGGTACGCGACCGGATTCCTATATGACTTTCGATGTATCGATATGGGATGCAGTTATGAGAGAAGCATGCGGTTCTCGTACTTCCGATGACGATGCTCTAAAGGATACTCGTCAAGTACGTGATCGACTCCTCAACATGGTTGAGGCGGTATGGGGAAAATAATGGCTAGCTTCGTTTTCGATAGATACATGAAAGAACTACGGGAGGCATATCGTGCTATGATCCGGTCGATGGACACACGAGACAAAAACGATCCAGAAGAACTAGGGTTGGCTATTCTGGCAACACGTGACAAGTTTTCGTGTTCGATCGTGCAAGCAGCCGATCGCGTTTACGCGGATATGCGCGAGAACGGGCAGTCGTCCGAGCGTTCTCCGGGCCTCGGAGCCACGAGCGCGGCTGCCGGATCGCCCGAGCAGAGCGGCGCTCAAAGTCCCGATGAGCGCTACTCAGGCGACACGGATGAGCCGACGTGATTTCAATACTTGCAATCGATCCAGGCGTCACAACGGGGCTATGCACGGCGATTTTCCATGAGCGTCAGCTCGCAATATCGATACAGCAGAGTAAGCTATCGATGCTGGAAATGGAGAATTATCTTGAACGCACCATAGAACTACGCTTGGCGGATGATCTACACATCGTGTACGAAGATTTCCAGTACCGCAATGTTTCAAGGACGGGTCTTAATCTGTACCCGGTGAAGTTAATTGGCGTGATAGAACTCGTTCAGGAGAAGTACCCATCTGTGGGGTTTTACAAGCAAAGCGCTTCAACAGGCAAAGGATACTGGTCTGATGAAGCACTAAGAGAAATAGGCGTGTATCAAAGAGGAACGCCACATGGCCGTGATGCGCAACGTCATTTGCTGCACTGGTTGGCGTTCAAAGAGGGATCGCAGTACGCGGATATCAATGATCTAACGTTCAAATTGGTGTGACACGCGAAGAATATTTCCTTGCGCGCGAATGGCTCGCAACTGTTTCTGGCTATAGAGAAGAACTTAAACGACGGATTAGTGTGGAGCAGAAGCGTCGTTATAAAATTCAACAGCGGATCGACAATCAAGCAAATCGAAATGGTGATATCGATAAACTTGGCAGAGAAATCGAAGGCTGTGGATAGGGGGTACGGTGCAGGAGAGAAAACACCGTACCCCCTTCGGCGCGGTGCCCGAAAGCGGACGAAAGGCACCGACACTTCTGTGCTATCTAGAACGTGATCGAGTCAGAAATCATTGCGACAAACAGCATAACCGCGATAGCTGCAATTAGCACGGTGGTGACATCAACGTTCATGGCCCCTCCAGGTTGTTGTTAAGTGGAGAGTACGGAACGAAGAACGTTGTATTCCAAATTCCAACGAAAGCACCAAGAGCAACAAGACCTTCATACAGTGAGATACTTGAGTTGTCCATTGTACCGGCGATTAGGGCTGCGATTGCAGCAGCAACTCCGGCTGAAGTAGCCTTAATGTATGGTGAAAGCACTTAAACCTCCAATAGTGGTGGACGAACTACAAACAAGAACTCGCTTGGGTATCTAGGGTACTTTGCGAGTATCACCGGATTAGGCCCACCATCCCAACCATGTGAAACCCATTCCGCGGTTTTGTAATCGCCGTGCTTGATGCACATAATTACGTGACGTGAACTTTCGAAGTGAGCTAGATCACCGACGCGATACTGTCCGGTTACCTTCGGGTGATCGTCTTCGAACCAATCGGTATTGCCTGCTCCGCTGTAGTTTTGTTTTGACGGATCGGGCACTTTGAGATTGGTCTTTCGCTTCGCATATGCGTATGCTTGAATGACTGTGCCCGAACAATCAGAAGTAAATTTGCTATTGGGATCGACATTTACATCTACCGGCCTATCCATTGAATAGCTGATGTCAGGCTCATTAGCGATAATCGCGTAGCCCCATTCTGCTAGCGCAGCTTGTACTTTCTCCTCCTCCTTCGACTGTGCAACTACTCCGGCTTCATTCTGGATCAGTCTACGTGCATAAGGGTCGAGTGCATAAAGCGTCTT